AACATATTTAAAAACTCCTCCGGGTGGAATTTTTCGAATAAGAATGTTATCTTTTTTTATATCTCTGTGCCAAATACCTAAATATTTTTGAAGAGCGTGAAACCCTAATAAAATTTGATAAAGAGCGGAATATTGTGCCTTATAAGAAGGAACCACAGAACTTGTTAGTATATCGTCTGCCATTTCTAAAAATGTTAAATAACAATTTCCAGTTTGGGTTGGATTTTTAGCCGTTATAAGCCCAGTGAGAACACAATCATAACACCAAGCTGTTTCGTAGAATAATAAAAAATTAGGAGAACGCTGTTTCTGTAAAATTTCACGGTCAATAGCTTCTAAGAATAAATTTTCAATACTATAATAATCCTTTTTAACAGGGCCACCAGGACGTTTAAAACGGCCTTCTACTGTTTTTGTTACAAGTTGTGGTAAATCATCACTGTGAACAAATGCTTCTTTAACTGCAATGGGGGTTTGTATACCGGAAAAAAGAACCTTATAAACAACACCAAAAGTTCCAACGCTGAGGTTTTCAATTTTTTCTACGTTTTTCGTAAATTTTGTTTGATTCATTCCGGATATACACCATTTACCTCTATCCATAACCGACTCTAAAAACTTGGTTATTGTGTTTGCAACTTCTATTCGGTGAATTATTGGTTTATATTCATCCTTTGCCGAAAAAAACGTTTCTATTTGTTTTTGAAGCCAAGACGGAAGTGATTTAATCATCAAAGATGAATCCTGGGGTATAATTGTTTGCTGACTTAATAAAACACGAGGGGTATTTTTTTTATGTTTAAATATATCAATAGTAATTAAGTAATCTTGGTCTAGAAAAAATGTTTGTAAAATATTTTTAAACCATTCAAAAATATCTTCTTCGTATAATGTGTTTTCATCTGAGGAATTTATAGAACCTTTTATCTTCACAGTGCGCTTACCAATTGACGTGGCGGTCAGGCATTTTGTCTGGGAAGTGGTGGCACTCCCGAGAGGGGGAAGTTGTGGGTACCCGCCGTTTATAGAATGTGAAGTATAGTGAAAAATATCTATATTTATATCTGTTTTCCAAACATATTCTTGACGATACAACACCTGATGTAACCATTCGGTATACTTTTCTATAACATTTCGGTTTATATTGCGTGTTATAATTGCTTTATTATCAAGATAACCAAATTCTTTTTTTTCGGGTATAAATCCTGTTATTAAAACTACCAAATAATCTTCTGAAGGCACAATCTTCGATGGCGGGAGTTCGTTTGGATTCAAAGACGACGAAGTTATGAGTTGAGCAGTTTGAGGGTTTTGTGGTTTCGGTGCCTTATCTTCGAAGGGTGCTATATTTTTCTGCATTAACGGTACTTTAGGTACGTTTGCCACCTGCGGTGCTATCTTGTTGTATGGAGTGGGCACGAAGTACTCGTTGTCGTAGGGGGGCGCGGCGATACCCGGAGGACCACCGCGCCCACCCCCTCGGAGAATCTGTTTATTATAGTTTGAACATAAGTCGATAAAATATTGATAAGTAGGCCCGTATCGTTTAATTTGTCTGTTTGTTACCGGGTTTAAAGTTCTTTGGGTTGCCTCCCATTTTTTACAAATCTGCTCGGTTGATGGCATGTTTTGTATATTTTATTTACACCAATGTTAAATATTTCTAATATTTTTTCATTTTTATGGTTCTTTTATAACTTATAAGTTATAAAAGATTTTAAGAGAGGAAAATTACCAACAGGCGCTTTGCGTCTGGCGACACCTGCGGTGCTACCAACGGGCGCGAAGCGCCCGTTGGCGGCGCCGAAGGCGCTAACATTCTTTGCAAATAATCGGCAATCCCTCCCATAAATATCTTTTCCCTGTAATATCCACGCTATATTTAATATTTGAATTTAAACTTTTTAATTTTTCCCATAAATATTTTGGTACAACTTCTTTAGATTCGTATGGAACAACTCTTAAAAGTTGTTCGTCGGATGAACATGGTTTAGAATCGTTTGAAAATTGATAATCTCTTGTTTGTGGAAAATGTTCAACCAATTCAGAAGCGTGCAATCCGTAGGTATAAGGATAGGCCCAGTCCCAATCAACAACGCCTGAAGTATAATATTTATATACCCAAAAAACGGTTTTCATATAATCAAAAGCAACCTGTGATCTTGTTATGGGTTGCTTTTCGGAATTTTTTAGAGGATCAAAAAGTCCAGTTTTTACTAATTTTTTTTCAAAATGATCTTGTCTATATTTGTGTATATCGTCCATCCAAAGAGGATTTGGAAAACGAAATGTGGAACGTGGAGAGGTTCCCCCCTCGGGCGCTTCCTCTTGTTTTCTCGCTTTCATTATCTGTTCTTCTCTTTTCGAAAAGATTTGTAAAATATATACAATATTGTTAATATTAAATCCTCCGTCTGCTTGAACAAATAGATTATGATCTTTAGAGAAATTTGGGATTTGATGTTGCCTCCGGGCACGAAGCGCCTGATGTGTTTCTTTTTTGCCTAATATATCAATAAAAAAATCTAATGCACCCTGTTCGGGCGGGCTTTCTTTAATCTCTAAAGAAGGAATAGGAGGTAAAAAATCATTACCAATAAAACAAGACCATATTACTAAATCAACTGGAGTAATATTCATTTTTTGAAACTGTGTTTTAACTTCTTTTATGTTAATCCAGTCATACCGTTTATGATATAAAATATTTGAATTAAATTGTTCTCTCATTAACCACACGTTTGTAACTTCTAAACATAAACAAAGTAGGATTAAATCTGCATCTACTCCTACAACAACAAAACTTTCATCGTTAATGTTACCATCAAACGCGAAGCGTTTGATGGCGGCACCGCAGGTGCTACCCACCCCTCGGGTGGGCGCCAACAATGGCCGGAGTCCATTGTTGGCGCCGTCGCAGGCGGTAGCCGCTTCGCGGCCGCCGACGGCGCCAACGGCCCCGTCGGTAGAGCCACCACGGTTTCGAATCCAATTTATTAATTTATGTTCTCCTTCTCCAGGTATTTTATCATTCGATAAAATAATTTCACAGCATGGATGTCGTTCATTAATTATCCAAGACAGTGGAGTGATATAATCGCTCAAACGGCTCATAAACGACGTTCCTGCAGTAATACAAGTAGAATCAAAACCAGCAGACGGGCCACCGTTGGTTGTTTTTTCTCGGGCTGCTTTAAATCTGCGTTGCCGTTGTTGGTTTTGTTTACTTCTAGGAGCAACTCCATCAATTGCTAAAAAAATTGTTTTTATAGGATTTGTAATTTTTACAATTTTATTGACTTCCTGTTTTACTGTTTCAAATAGTTGTTTTTCTAACAAAATTGAATTGGCCCAATCGCGTTTGATGGAGGGGTCGAGCCCTTCCTCTTTTTGTGAGTGAGGTGAGGCTCGAAGGACCCCTGTGCCCACCTCCTCAGACGGGGGTGTTTTTAACCCCGTTTGAAGTGGATGCGAAGCGCCCGTTGGCAGCGCCGAAGGCGCTACAGATGTTGCAGATGAAGGCCACACATGTTTTAACATTCGTTCTGAAACAGTGAAATCGCACGGGCGAACCTCATATAAACCATATTTATAAGTTTTTTGTGCAGCTTCGTGAATAATTCCATTCATGTCAATTAACAAATGTTCAATATTTTGAGGGGTTGAATATGAAATTGTGTTTTTTAACTGTTCATGTCGTCTGAACCACGAATAAAAATGTTTAATACCCATCTTTAATTTTATTAAAGTATACTGATTCTTTATAATAAAAATCAAAAATTGTCCATAAATAAAACATTTTTATTTATGGACAAAGAGAGTCAAATGATACTTTCTACTTATTAACTGCGAGGTTTTAAAATTTTTACCGGGTTATCTATGGTTTTTGGAATATTTCGAGACCCTTCAAATCCACCAACTGTTACCCGTTCATGTAATCTTTTATATTCTTTGTCATTAACATCTCCGTTGCCGTATGTCATAGCTGTTTGGTTGGTATTTACAACCATTCCGGGGCGTGTAGGATTCAAATATACATAATCGTATGTATTGACATTTTCGTTTTGGCCACCTACATTAGAATTAATGGTTGTATTGGGTCTGGTAGGATTCAAATATACATGATCGTATGTATTGACATTTTCGTTTTGACCACCTACATTAGAAATAATGGTTGTATTGGGTCTGGTAGGATTCAAATATACATGATCATATGTATGGAAATTTTCGTTTTGACCACCTACATTAGAAGTTATGGTTGTATTGGGTCTGGTAGGATTCAAATATACATGATCGTATGTATGGAAATTTTCGTTTTGACCACCTACATTAGAAGTTATGTTTGTATTGGGTCTGGTAGGATTCAAATATACATGATCGTATGTATGGAAATTTTCGTTTTGACCACCTACATTAGAAGTTATGTTTGTATTGGGTCTGGTAGGTAAAAGACGTATAGGTTGCTGATTTAATCTTTGTTGTATTTCAACAACAGAAGTTGGGCAAGAATTTTTAGATTTAATATTAACAAGGGGAAGGTCTTCACGGATTTTTAAAGTTGTTATTGGCTCGTTTAAATTTGGAAACGCTTGGATTAATTTTTGTGTCATACATGAGGTTTTTAGAATATTGTTATGAACTTCTCGCGTTTGTTCTGAAGTACCACAATTTCTCATACGTTTTGTAAAAATAGGCTGATAGGGAGTTGCACACACAGTTGTTAAAATACGAGGAAGCCTTGACAATGGTAATAAATTTTTAATTCCATCCATAACAGGAGGGCGGAACGCCCCTTCTCTAATAATTCTATAAGGAAGATATGCCTGTGACCCCCCCCCTGAGCACGAAACACCTGAACCTGTTTGTCCTTGCCCATAATCTACAGAAACCATCGGGTTTACACCTCTGGCATAATAGTTGATAGCCTCACACTGCCTGTCTGGTGAGTCTTCTATCATTTCGTTTATCATCGAAGTGTCCCCAACCAAATCTTTTCTGCGTGTGGTGATTGATTTCGGAGGATCTCTGGTAATATTTGAACTTAAATACCAGCCGTTTTCTACGGCTGGCATCGTAACTTTCGCAGTATGATTTTTAATAGCGTTATACGAAATGGCCATTTTAAATAACAGATTTTCAAAATTATTCTTAACATTTACATGTTAAGAATAAAGAAGCTGACAAATTTTAAATCATTGGTGCAGGCATCGGCATCGGCATTGGTGCAGGCATCGGCATCGGCATTGGTGCTGGCATCGGCATTGGAGGAGGCGGAGGCGGGGGCATTGGAGGCGAACCTTGACCTCCTCCATAAGAACCTCCATTATAGGAAGGGGGAGGATTGTATTGTGGAGGGGGTTTGTATAAAGGAGGGGGATTGTATAAAGGAGGGGGGTTGTATAAAGGAGGACTGTAAGGCGGGGGGTAATATGATGGAGGAAGATAAATAACATCAGAAGGAGGAGTATAAACCGGCAACGAGACGCCGATTACTTTGACACCTGCAGAGTTGTTGCTTTGTATATCATCATTTCGAAATTGCCACTTCCGTTTTGCGTCATACACAGCGTCGACAACACCGCCTCTAACGCCTTCGCCTGTTGGCACCGCCGTCGGCGGTACAGGAGG